CCTTCCTGCGCCGCCGACGGAGCCGCCAGAGTGTAGGCCCCGGCAGTGGACTTGGTAAGCACCGCCACGCCCGACTGGATAGTAATTGCACCGTCCGCCGCATAGGCGGTGACGCCGCGAAGCAGAGTTGCCAGCGTCGGGACCAGGCTTTGCAGGTACAGAGCGATGCCCCGGGCGCTGGTGGAAGATTTAATAGCCACAGATTAGCCCTCCTTTTTCTTGAAGGCCGCCGGCTTGTACTGCCGCGCCCGAGCGATGTCCGAGATCGTCATCGGCTCGTCCACCATGACCTTCTTTTTGTCAGCCGGCTCGAAGTAATCAGCCCCACAAGGCACCGGCTTGCCAGCTTTGTCCTTCTTTGTCGGAATCTTGAACACTTCCTCGCCAACGACATCGCCGATGCGGATGCGCTCAACCCCGATCAGGATTGGTTTGATGCAAACGTAATTCACCCTAACTCACCTCACAGATTGCGCGGCGGGTTCGTGACGATGTGGGTCGTGAAAGCGCCGGCCGAAAGGTTCTCCGTTCCAACAGTGAAATACCCGCGCAGGTATTTGTTCGCCAGCGAAGCGTTCCAGGGAATCGGCACCAGAATCACGCCGCCTGCCGTCAGTTCGGCGGAAGCAATGGCGAACGAACCGGACTGCGCAAGCGTTGCCGGCGTGCTGAATCCGGTGTTGTCGTCAACCTGCACGCCAACCACGACGGTCGCGGTGTCGTTGGCCGAATCGGCCGTGGTCGTGCAGTTGACCTGCAGATACAGGTTCCCGGCGGGAGCGTTAAACCCGTTCCCCAATGCGAAATAATCGGTCGTGCCGGCAGAAGCCGTTACGGCCTGAGCGGTTCCGAGGCAGCAGTCTTTATCCAATACACTCATCTTTTTATCCTCCTTACACTCAAGAAATAGCCGTGGTCTCGGTCACAAACTGATCCAGCTTGTAAACCGGGCAGCCGAAAAAGTGGGTGATCATGCGACCGTCAATTACGTCGCGGGTCACGTTGCGGTTCGTGGACGCCAGCGCCATCTTGGTCAGGCCGGACCACACCGCTCGATTGACGTACAAATAAGGCTCCATGCCATCGCTCGGCAGGTAAGAGATCAGGTCGATCATCATGTTGATGATGTCGGCGCTAGTGTCGGCGGAGCTACCGAAAGTAGCCAGATCGCTCATGTCGATATTCCGCAGCGCAGCGACATAGCGGTAATCCTCAACCGACAGGCCCGCTTCCCAGACCATCTGAGAGCGATGCACCCGACGAAGAGCGCCAGACTCGTCCTTGGTTTCAAATCCCAACGGATTGAACTCAAGACCAGCTTTGGAACCTTTCGGGTAGATGCCGTTGACTTTGCCTTCGCCCCATTTGACAGCGAGGATGGACGTCAGGTCCGTGGTCGTGCCGCCAGCCGACAGAACAATCGGGCCAGACGCGGCGGTGGTGTTCAGAGAATCCAGACGGCTAAAGAAGCCCTGGAACTCTTTGGGGCTGGTCAGTACATTGCCATAGAGGAACGTACCGACCATTTCCTGTGCCATCGCCTCCATTTTGGCCTTGGCCTGATTCAGCAGGACGGCTTCTTTGTCGCCGCTCATCTTCAGCAGCTTTTCGTCAACTTCGGACCAATCTTCCAAAAGGCCGGTAACTTCGTCAATCTGGGTCTGGGTTGCTTTGGAAGGCGTCACGCCCTCATTGATGCGCCGCCAAGTCGGAGCGCCGAGAGATGTCCGGACCATCACGCGGTCGCCGGTGTCCAGCTTGCCCTCGATGAACGGGATATGCTGGATCATGGGGTTGGATTGGTTGTACACTTCGGCCACGCGGCCGATCTTGCCACTGGGGTCTTTCATCGTTGCAATGTCAACGATGTTGAGTTTGGTTCCTACTGCACTCATTTACTATTACCTCCTAATTAATCTTTGAGACTTTCCGCAAACAGGACTGTTTTGGTCGGCAGGTCCGACACGTTGTTTTTCCCATTGATGAACCGATGCGGCCCCGCCGCCTGAGCAATTTTTAGCAGCGTATCCGTCAGTTGCTTGTTGCCATACACCGAGGACCGGGCTTGCTCGATGGCTTTGTCGCCGCCGTATTCGCCGATAAGATTTTCCACGAGGCCCATGTTCTCGTCGTACTTGGGGCCGTAGGCCGCCTTGATTTCCTCGACGCCAGCCTGGAACGCTTCGGCCCGTTGTGACGCGAAATTGTCCGCCATGGCCTTGATGGTGTTTGCGTGAAGCGTGATGGCTTTCTGTGCCTGTTCCTGATTCATGCCAAGTTCTTTTGCCAGCGGCATGAACTCCGCCATCGCCGCTTCGTCCAGCCCGGAAAATCCTTCGGGCAAAACAAAAGCGCCTGCATCAATCTGCGGCGCTTCGGCGGTTTCGGGTTTGGCTTCGGTGGTTTCGGCCTTAGTCTCGGTTGCCTCTGTGGTCTGCTCTGTGGTTTCCGTGGTGGTTTCTACCGTGGTTTCCGTTGCTTCCGTTGCGGCATCGGTGTTACCCTGAGCCAGCGTTTCGTCAGTCATTTACTTTTCCCCCAATCCGTCGTTTTCGATTTCCATCTGGTAGAACAAATCCCGGCAGCGGCTTTTCATCTCCTTGACCATCTGCGTCGCCACTGCCTGCTTTGCGACTTTGCCGTATACCCCGGCGTTGGTGTCGGTGATTGATTCCTGATAGAGCAGGTTCTTCAGCACCTGCCAAACATATCGGCGACCTACGGCCGTGCCGAGCTGGTCCGCCAAATCAGCCGCACGAATCGCGCCCTGCATCTCCTGTTGTTCTTTGACCTCTTGCAGTTGTCTGGGCTTGGTTACGGCCATGTTCATTGCGCCACCCCCATCCCCTGCATGATCGCGTCCAGAGCATTTTTCTGCTGACCGCCCACAGGAGTCTGTCCGAGCGTCTTGGCCCCTTCCGCCGCAGTCATCATAGCGGCGGCTTGTTCCTGCCTTTGTTGCGCCTCAGCTCTTGCCTGCCGAATCTTGGCGACGTCGTCATTACTGCGGATAATTCCGGCGGGTGCGCCGAGCATGGTGTCCAGATGATCGATGGCCGAATCCACATCCAGCTTGTCCAGCGCCTCTGGGTTGAGCTGCGCCAGGTTGCCGACGGAGGCGGCAAGTTGGCTGATTCTGTTGGTATCCTGCATCTTCTGTGCCTGGGCCAATGTGGAGATGTACTCGGGCCGGAAGGTTTCACCCTGGATTTCTTCGGGCGGCGGCTGAACTAGGTTCGCCCTGCCCCGATAGTAGAATAAAAGCTCTAGTGCTGGCGTGAGCAGTTCCCTATCGAAGTTGCCGAACGCCGGGCCGAGCATCAGCATCCGCTCGCCGGCCAGCGCCCTCACTTCTTCAGCGGTCATCTGCTTGTCTTGCCGCATCGAAATTGCCATGAACAGGTCGATGTAAAATATCGATTTAATCTGCTCTTTCTTGTCGAGAATCGCCTGCCACTGCGCCGCCACTTCCGGGTTGACGGCAAACAACGGTTTGATGGATGCGTCAGCAGCCGGGTTGTCGATGACGTTGATCGCCCCCGGCATGGCGTAGACCTGGCCGTTCTGGTTTACATCCGACGGGGCCTGCAACGGCGGAGTGATCATCTTCTGGATCGCTTCGTTGAAGTCGTTGACCATGACTTGTAGCTGTTTCATATCACCGAGCGCCACCCGGCCTGGATTCATTTTGCCGTAGGTCTCGCCGTTATTCGCGTACCATCTTGGCGCCAGCACCGGAAACACTTCAAAACCGCCCACGTCGAGCAATTTGCTGTCATTGCCGGATTCAAGATAGTAGACCGACGCCCACTTGTGGCTCTTGAACGGGGCCAGCCCGTGAATGTTTGGTTCGATGACATGGACGATCTTGTGCTGGTCCTCCAGATTGTTGTCTTCCTTTACCGACCGTCGCAGATTCTCCGGGGCCTTATCTCCGAAGGTGTCCACAACATTTTTCGCCGACAGGTAGAACTCCCGAAACACAGTATCGACTTGCCCCTTGGAGTTGATCCCCAGCCAGTACGATCCGACGTTCAGCGTCTCGCAGCGGATCACGTCGTCGTAGTCCGGCAACATCAACACGCAGGCCGTGCCGATCGCCGTCAGGTGCAGATACGCCGCAAAGAAAGCCTGGTAGAAGTTCGACAAGCTCATCACTTCATACTCGGATCCCATCTCATCGTCCAGCCACTTGCGAACATCGCTGCGAACATCCAGTGCGTCGTTGCGCATGGTCAGTTTCGCCCACGGCCGGGCAGGTGAACTGATGCCGGCGAATAGACCAGACGCGCAGGCCAAACACGCTTTCTCCGGGTCTTTGTCGAACAGCTCGTAATCGTTGCGTGCGCCGTCTTTCTTGACGCCCTGGCTAATGTATCCGGACAAGTCCGGGGCGCAGTGGTCGAGAATGTCCGACCATACGTCATCGTAGGTCTTGCGCTCGAGTTTCAGCGCAGACAATCTGGCGTTTAGCCGCTTGATATGTTGCGCCTCATTCATGATCCGAGCGTCACTTTCTTTATTGGCGCTTGTTCGAACAGGCCGCTGCCAGAAGTGGCAATGGTACTCTGGAATCCCTTGCGCTTTTTCTCCTGCTCGGCGATTATACGCGACGGATCCTCCTGACTTGTTACGGCTTCCCGCGTCGGCTGAGTCGGGGTCTCTTTGGTTTCGACTTTCGGCGCGCTAAACAGACACATGGCGCTACCTCCTAAATGGATTGTATGGTTTTTGTTCCCGGCGCACCCGCTCGACTGTTATCGGGACCGGACCGGCAAAGCAAAGAGCCAGCCCATCTCCCAAGTCCGGAGAGGCTAGCCCGCGTTTTTTCATATCGTCTTTGGCTTCGAGTTGAATCTTGCCGGTGCCGGTGTAGAAGTACTGCGGACCGGTCAAGTCGGTGAGCAGTTCTTCGTCGTATTCCAGGCAGCCGCCCTGCTCAAGCCATTCTTTGACTTCCCACCACATCTCGGCGCGGCGGTTAAGGAACTTGTTCGGGTTGATTGCCGCCTGCCCGGGATAAATTCCAATGGTCTTAGTGCCGAGGACCTTCAGTGTATCGTAGACACCAGCGCCAACTCCGGTGATATCCGAGAATGTCACCGCAGCCCCAAACTTCTGTTGATTCTGGGCGATGATCGTTGCAAATTGCGTCGTGGATACGTCCCGGCCGCTCCATACCTTCCATGCCGATAAGCCCTGTTTGCGGTAAAGAGAGCACCTGTCGTCGCCGTAGTATGCAACGTCAGCCCCCATTACCACTGGCGCGTGTCGGTATTCAGCCTGGTGTTGCAGCCGGTTCATGGCATCCATCACCAGTTTAGTCGAAATAAGTTGCAAGATTGATGTCGAAGGGAAATTGCCATCGACGCGGACCTTGACGATGTCCGAATCCGGGCCGTACTTCTCGTCCATGTCCTGGCAGTACGTTGCATCGACGAGCGGCGACTCGCGGCTTGAGAAGTGCAGACAGGTCCATTTATGCTTGTCGCGGTTCTGGCTGCGGAAGAAATAGCCGGTTGTCTGCGTCGGGTTGGAGAGCATCAGCACCCGAGCACCGGCGGTAGACAAAGCACCTTCAGCGACCTCAAACACCTGTTCGGCAACGCCCGACGCTTCATCAACGACGAAAAGAAGATTATCAGCGTGGAACCCTTGCAAGGCTTCCGGCTTCTCCGGTCGGCTGGTCCGTGCCACGGCAAACTGTGTTTCCTTCCGACCCACAATATAGGCATGGTCGCTGCCGACATAGAGCTGATCCTTGAACGCCTGCGGCAGTTCGTTTCGCCACTTGGCAAGCTCAGCCCAGAGTATATCCGACAGCTGGTGACTCGACGGGGCGGTGCAGGGAACCTTTGCATTCCGATGCGTGAACAAAAACCACGCGATGCACCAAGACGCCGCAGTGCTCTTGCCAGTGCCATGACCGGAACGAACGCTTACCTTTGCCCCCGGTTTGGCGATCGCTCGAAGCAACTGTTCCTGTTGGGCGGTTGGCGTGACGCAAAACATCTCCTTGACAAACAGAACCGGGTCTTGTTTGTAGGCTGCGAACCTTTCAACCAGATCCATGTTTCCCTCGCCGGTCCAGCTCGTCCAGGATCGTGCCGACCGAGATCAACTTCAGCTCGCCTTCCACGGTCTGCTTGTCCGTGAAGTCCGCCTCCGACCTGCCGAGCAGTTCCGATGCTTTCAGTCGGTCCTTTATTTCCTGGTTCGTGTCCATCATCGTCTTTGTCCAAAACTCTTGGCGCTGCGCCCTAGTTGCAATCAGCGGAGCGACTTGCTTGGTGTTACGTTGTTGTATTGCTTGCACAATGTCTACTTTTGTCAACAGCCGGCTACCGGACCGCCGTGGGTTTTTATATCCAGCAATCCGCGCCGCTTCGGTCGCGTTGCCGTTGTATGCGGCAATGAACTTCTGCTGCATCAGCTTGCTTTGTTCGATCTTCATCTGTCCTCACCTCTTCGTCAATCCCTGCAGTCACATCAATGCCCCCACCCTTGGCCGCCTGTCGTCATCACAGTGCAACGTGACCCACCCGCCTGCAGTGCAGGCACACCGTATATATGCAAAAACCCCGCTGCACCTCCGGCAAACGAAATAGGCCCGGGCGAAAGGAGTAAACTCCCGGGCCTTGTGATAAATTCGGGCATGATAAAAGCCGCCCTGATGGACGGCTGTGACATCTGGTAATTATTTTCCCTTGCCGTTTTATATCCGCCCCGTGCGCCAACGTCACTCAGGCCCGACAAATCAGCTTTTCTGTTTTTGCCAGCATTTTACACAAATAGAAAAAGCGCCCCGATTCGGAACGCTTTTGCTTATCGATATGTATTTACAGTATTATCATATACCCTATTTCCGGCAAATACTATGACATTTTACTGACATCATTCCCCGAACAGCACTGCCCCAATTTTCCGAATCGCCGAATCCTTCACCCGCCAACACTGTCGTTCTGAGTAACAGCACCATTCGGCTACCCGCCTCATGTCAACTCCATCAAAGTATCTTGCCCAAACGATCTCCCTTTCCCGCCTGCTCAATACTGTAATCGCAAATTCTATGATATGATTCCGCGCCTCCAAAATGTCCAGCTCTCTGTTGATGTCCCACAGTTTATTCCTATCCGCCAACGCTTTATCAGCAAATCTTTCCGGCTCGGTCAGCGTGTCCGATGCCCTGCCAATATGTTCGCCGTAGGATATAACGCCAACGCTTGGCATGATGGCTTCAACGATTTGTTTGCGTTCAATTCGCAGGACTTCTGCTCTGGCTAAATCCTTTCTGTAATCGTATAATCTGCGCTCAACCTTTGGATAGTGCTTGTATTCGTCTCTCATGCTTTGCCTCCCATCTTCTTATCCAAATACATGATCGCCTTGACCGCCATCGCCGCCAGTTGAATTGCTTCTTCTCGCGCCCTCGCTTGAATTGAATGTTGCGGCGTGGAGAGAGTTGGCGCGTTTTAACTCAACACA